TCCGGCTGCTGAAGCGCAGTTCCGCCAAGTCTTGAACGTGACTCATCACTTGGTTGCCCGACAAGTACAGAATGCTTCCGCTGGTTCCCACGCCGTCACGCAGGGTGATGTCGCGCCCGCTGTCGCGAATGCTGAGTTCGATCACGTAGCCGTCCTGACCGCCCAAGATGTCCGTCAGCTCATCTGTGGCTGCCATGCCTTCCGTATCGATGATGTACCGGCCTGGGCCGTCAATGGTGATGGCGCCGTTCTGAATTGTGAGAGACTTCTCGCCGGTGCTCTGGTAGCCAGCTGCGGCAATGATGGCGCCGGTTCGCACCGTCTTATGCTCAGCGTTCCCCAGCAGTATGGAATTTGGCGTGATGTTCACCGCGCCATCACCGATGGCTATGGCATTCTCGGCTCCCGCGGAAGCATTGCGGCCGATGGCAATTGAACGATGAGCAGCCCGATACGGTGTCACCGTTACGGTGCCACTCGGCGGGCCGCTAGGGTTCTCTGCCCACCCGCCTTCGTCGCCGCCATTGGTAGTACCGGCGAAGAATTCCTCTCCTTCGTCCACGACGAGCATGAACCGATATTGGAACTGGGCACTGCCAATGCCTACAGGCCGGTTGATCAGGTTTGCTGCGTTCCAAAGCACGGTCACATAGTCGAGATTTTCCAGGCCAAACGCGGCCGCCGTGCCGGTAGGAACCTTGAATCGAGACGTGGTGATGTCGATGTCAGACGCAGGTACGACAAAGGCATCCGCGGGGCTGTAGATTCTGCATGTGGCGTTTTGACCGATAGCAATCGTGCCGTCGCCAATCATGGCACGCCCAGCCTTATCGCCGATGGCGATCTGTCCATCACCTATTGCGGCATGTCCAGACCAATTGCCGTGGAACGCGCAAAAGCTACCAGCATGAGCGTATCCGCTGAAATACCCGTAATAGACGCAATCGTCGCCGAATGAAAATCGACCGGCGACATAGCCGTGGCCGTTTTTGCGATTCCCGTGCGCGTCGTTCAGGGCACGGTAGCCAAGCCCCGCATAGTGCGTGCCATGACTTTGCTTGCCGGCTTTCTGCCCAACCAGTGTTCCCGCGTAACCTTCGTGCTCGTAGCCGGCGTGGTTCCCCACCATGGTGGACGAGTGGCTCTTTGAATCCCGCCCTGCCTGGTTACCCAGGAATACGCCGAAGTCGGCCTTCTCGATCGTTCCTGTGTTTCCCGCCGTAGCTCGGGCGCGGGGCGTGCCGTCAGAATTGGTGGAGGTAGCACCAACGCCTGCCCCCTCCCCAATTGCGGTAGTGAACTGGCCCAACTCTTCAGGTATGTTGGGCCCAAAGGCGAACCGACCTAGGCTATTCGGGCTTACCATCTTGCCCCAGAACGCCTTTACCGCGATGGTCGAAGCGAACTGAAATAGTGCCTCAGTGTTGTCCTTTGACCCGTCATTCACTGCGCCATACAGGGTGGGCGTCAGCGGTATGCCAGCATTCATCATCGCCTGAGTTAGGCCCGTGAGACCCGTACTAGGCACCGAAATTCCGATGTAATCTGCGCCCCCCGGACTTGCAAGCAGTTTTCTCAGATAGTCCAGGTCGAGCTTGAAGTCTAGGGCGTCCGCCACCTTCATATATAAGGTGTGGGCGCCACCATTCTGCTCGTCGGCAAATATCTCTACTGTGACGCCATCCGCGATGTCGCTGAGAGCACTGACCGCGTCGGCATAGGTGTCGAAATATCGGCGCGGCCCTGCCGCCGCCTCTGCGGCCGCGCGCGCTTCTTCACTCGCGGCCCTCGCCTCATCCCGGTACTGCAATCCCATTTGGCCCGCTTTTTCGGCCTGATCGACGGCATATAAGAAATTGTCGTCGACCTCTTTGTTTGTGAGCGCGCGCCCAAGCACGCGCCGAAGTTTCAGCGACATGAATTCTCCCTTCCTGCTTGATCTAGATCGTCACCACAGGCCTGGGGCCGTGGTCGGGTCAAATCGCTTGGTGACGGCGGCCTGGTGCAGCGTGTTCTCGAAGCCAAGCTCGCCGCCCACCACCTGGTTGTCCACGTACAGGCCCGCCAGGTCGAGCTCCATGTCGAACTCGATGTCAATGTTGGAGCCGAGCGTGTAGTCCTCGGCGAAGTAGGCCTCCGCGTAGTCCTCGTTCGAAGACCGCAGGCACTCCATCAGCCGGCACCGGGCGCCCTTGCCCCCATTGCTGGCCTCCAACCACTGCGTCAATTCGCGGCCAATGTTGTCCACCTCCAGCGTTGCTCTGGGCAGCTGCTGGTCGACATCGTCGGGTTTGACCAAGCGAAATGGGCAGGCGATGTACACCAAAGAACCCAGATCGGGGTCGTTGATCGTGATGTTTTCGACGTCATTGACCAGCCGAATCGGTGCGGCCAGGTCGGGATGCCGGATCTCCAGGAGCGTCAGGTACGGCTCGTCGGCGCTGGTCGCCAGCAGGTTGCGGCGCGCCGCGTCGGAATAGGCGTGCGGCATGTCAGCCCACCGTCTCGATCTGCACCTGGCCAACCCAGAGGCCACCGCCAGGACTTGTCCAGCTGATCCGGCCGCCGACGATACGCGCCGGCCGTACCGTGCCAGCCAGCGTGCGGAAGTCGAACCAGCCGGCGCCGCCGTGCAGGTCCTCAAGCATCCAGTCGTCGAAGGCCAGGCGGTCGTCGAGCGACTGCACCATCACGGCCGCGTTGCGCGTCACGACGGGCTTGGAACGGCGCGCGCGCTGCTTGGCCAGACCGTCATCCATGTCGGTGCGCAGCACGCCGTAATCGGGCGCGTCAGAATAGCCTTCCAGGATCAGGCGGGCATAGGTCGGAAATACTGCCATTACGCCACCGCCTCTTTCAGTTGACTGCGGAATGCCCGATTATTCCGGGCCTTCTTCAGCACCACGTCGATCACCCACTGCTCTCCATCAAATCGCGGCCCGCTCGCCTGCGCACTCATCTGCTCGCCGCCCTGGTTGATGACGTTGACCTCAACCTTGGGCGCGACCGTCGTTGCCGCGGCGCTCGACGGTGCCAGCGGCGTCACATAGCCGCCGCGCGCGCCAGACATCAGGAACGTGCGGCCGGCCTCCGTGTAGAGTTCGGGACCCTTTTCGTTGACTTCGTAGAACCGGCCGGGCGCAGTCGGTCCACCGCTGGCGCGCATGCCACCCCAGGTGCCCGTCATGCCGGCCGTGCTGCCCATAGCCGCACCGCCCGACGAAAAGCCCGACGCGGCGCTGATGCCGCCAAATATCCCGCCCAACGCAGCGGCCAGCGGCCCGGTGATGCTCTGCCGGATCGCAATGCGCGCCAGGTCGCTGATGATGCTGTTGGCCAGGTCGGAAAAGCTCAGCTTGCCGGTGGCAACGAACGTGGTCAGCACATCCTCGGCGCCGCGGAAGGCGTCGGAGAAGGCGCTGCGCATGCCTTCTGCCACGTTGGAGGCCATGTCGGCGTAGTCGGCCAGCCCGCCGGCCGCGCCGGCGCGCCAGTCGGCCTCCAGCGTCCGCAGGTCGGCGTAGTACTGCCGCTGCAGGTCCAGGCGGTCGGCGAGGTTCTGGCGCAGCACCTCCATCTGGTTCTCGTAGCCGGCTTCCGACAGCTGGCCCCGGGCCAGGTCCCGCGCGGCGTTCTGGGCCTGTCGGCGGAAGTCTTCGTACAGGCGCTGCTGGGCCTGGATCTGCTCGCGGGCGCGCGGGCCCAGGCCGAACGACGCCAATTCGTCCGTATACCGCTGGCGGTCGGTGTTCAGCGTGCCGGCGGCCGCGCGCTGCATGACCTGCAACTGCACCATTTCCTGGCGCAGCTGGATTTCCTTCTGCAGCTCGACGTTGCGCTCCAGTACCGCCCGCATCACAGCTTCCTCGGCCAATACGCTCTTCTCGGCGGCCGTCAGAGTCTGCTTGCCCTTGATGTCGGCGACCTGCTGCTCAAACTTGGCCAGGTCCTGCTGGGCGGTGGTCAGCTTTTCGCTGGTGGCCAATTGCTGCTCCAGCACGGCTTGGCGCTGGCGCGCCTGCTCGAGCATGCGCACGCCTGCGGCCAACGAGCTGCTGCCCTTGGGGCCGGCGAACTGTTTTCCGAGCTGGGCGACCTTGTCGTTGTGGACTTTCAGCGCGTCCTGGTATTCCTTGCTGTCCTGCTGGAACTCGGCCGTAGCTTTGGCGAACGCCTTGTTTTCGGCCTCAACTGCCGCAGCCAGCGACGTCCCCGTGCGCGAGTCCATGTAGGACTCGAGGTCCTTACGCCCTTGGATGGCTCGCGCCTCAGCGTCGGCGCG